CCAGCCACAAATTTCATAAGTGGCACACCGTTGACTGTGATGCTTGAATCGGCTGCCAGCGACAGGCTCAAAGTGTCAACCGCGATGCCGACATTCAGTTTGGTGTTGCCGCGCTTGATCACCGGCTCGGCAGCGTAGGTGTTTCCGTTGACCGTCACCGCCACCTGTGCGGACGTGTAGCGCAGAATGGCACCACCCGACAGTGTGAAGGTGAACAGGTCAGCCATGAATGCCTGCGTTGTCGAATTGAGAAACGCAGCCAACGCCCCGACGCTGGACTCCCATGATGGATTTCTCATGGCATCACCGTGATGAATTCAAGGGTCTTCAAAGACCACAGGTTTGTCATGAACTTGTTGAAATCTGCCATGTCTTGCGTGAAGCACACGCGCCGGTAATAGTTTCCAGTCCAGGTCACCACCACGCCCGCGCCAGGTGCAGTCACAAACGTAACCAAACCAGTGGCGCTCACGGTGTAGTCAGTAGTTAGTGTTTTCAGTGTGCCGTCAAGGTAGATCAGCGGCGCACTGTTAGCGTCATAGACTGGCTCAAGGCAACCGCCCCAGGTGCGAACCAGTTGAAATAACTTGTTGGAGCCGTTGCCAACACCAATCGTCTGAGCCGTGACCGTGTAATCGTCCGGGTCTTGAAACAAGAACGAATCAAACCCACCTTGCCGCGCGTTGAAAAAACCGGTCAAGGTGGTGAACTCGGTGAAGCCATTGGTCTGGCGCAAGAATTCAAACGACAGCTTGTACTTGTAGCGCGGAAAAGCCATATTGGCTATGCGGTACTCGCGCTGGCTCACAGATATTTTTTTGGTCGTCGACCACACCGGCGTGCGCAAGAGATCCCAGGTCAAACCGGGCAGCGTGGGAAATATGGCGTTGCTCATGAAAATGCCATGTTCCGATTGGCTTTTTTCAGGGCCGCCACAAGCTGACTCTGATGCACCATAAAGTAGTTGCCAGGCATGGGGTGCGCTGCAATTTGCACATTCACGTTACGGTCCTCACCACCGCCACCGCCCAGCGCCCCGCCCTCACGCACGTTGGCAGCAAACTGCGCCGGCACGATCATCTCGCCCTGGTGGATCTTGGTCACCATGTCACGCGGCACGTCCCACGAGCCCACAGCAAATCCTGGGGCTTTTGCCAGGGACTGGAAGGCCATGGCCGCTGCAGCGGCTGCAGCGCCTGCAGCCGGGGCCATGGCGGGGCCAATGATCGGTATGGCAGCGGTGCTGGCCACGGCTGCTGAGCCCGCAATGCCGGCGTTGGCCGAGATTTCTGCTGTGGCTGCAGTCTTGCCAAAAATCATTTCTGTAATCTTGGTCGTGACCCACTTCGCCGCGATCGTGGCCAACGCACTGCTCACGGCATTGGTCATGGCCTGCCACAGGCCTTGCATGATGCCCTTGAGCGTCAACTGCCCTTGTAGCGCCTGCTTGAAGACATTCTGGAAGCCGCTGTTCATGGCGTTGATGCCATCAAGCATGACCTTGTTGGATTCCAGGGTGGACTGCTTGCGGATGTGGCCCAGAGCCAACTGGTGCGCCCGCTCAGACTGTTCAATCTCTAGGTGGATGCGGTTCAGCTCCACAATGTTTTTGTCAGGATCGGCCAGCGCAATGCGTTGGCGCTCAGCCAGGGCGGCCAACGCAATGGCGTGTTTTTGCTCTTCAAACTGGCGCAGCTGCACCAGCATATCTGCCTGGCTGATCAGGCCCATCTGCAGCTCAAGCTGCGCCACCTGCTCACGCCCCTGCAGCTCAGCCAGATCCGCATCACGCGCACCCTGGGCGCGCTGCATATCGATCTGCTTTAGCTGGTCTGTGGCCAGGTGTTTGGCCTCGACCATCTTTTTCTGCACGGCTTCGTACTCTTTGCTTTCAACGCCGTAGCGTTGGCGCACTAGCACCGCCTCCTGGTCCAGCACGGCCAGCTTGGCGGTCATGTCGGCTTTGTACACACCTTCCTTGGCCTGCAGGCTGGCCAGCTCGTGCTGGTAGGCTTCCTGCCCAATGGCTAGGCCCAGGTCAGCCAACTTGCGGCGCACCGCCAGGTTGTCATTGCTGCCAGCGGTGGTGAGCGCAAGCCGGTCTTGCCAGAACTTGATTTCGTCAGCCTTGCTGTATTGGGCAAAACTGTTCTCAAGGTTCATGCGCTCCTGGAAGTGCAGTTTTTCTTCTGTGAGTTTGGTTTCCCAGGCGCTGGTGAGCGAGGTGGCCTCTGCCGCTGCCCCGCCTTTTTCTTTTTCGGGCTTGAAGTTGTAATGCGGCCCCTTCTTGTCGTCCGCTGCTGCCAGCGTGGGTGGAGGCAATGGCTCAGCAAACCGGGCTTTCATCTTCTCGAAAGCGGCCTCGTTCTTGGCAGCCTGCGCATCGCGCTCGCGGCCAATCGATTGAGACCCCGCAATGTCACCCGACAGCAAGGCCGCTGTCTGCGCGGCAAAAGCACCAATGGCATCGCCCATGTCCTTCAGAGCCAGCCAGCCAGCCGCCGCACCAAACGCCACGGCCTTGAGCATGGTGCCAAACACCTGACCTGCAGCCGGGCCTTCGTCGGCCATGAAGCGGCCCAACTGGGTGAATACCGGCAGCAGCTGGTTGCCAAACTGGATCGACAGCGAGGTGCTGACCAGCCCCAGGTCGCGCATTTGTTCTTTGTACTGCTTGGCAGCGGCTACGCCCTCGGTACCCACCACCAGGCCGAGCTGACGCGCGCGGATTTCCGCTTCGTCCATCACGGCACTGGTGAGCTTGAGCGTGCTGCGAATCTCTTGCCAGCTCCGGCCATACACCTGCATGCCGGCAATGTTTTGCTCGATCGGGTTCTTGATCTCGGCCAGCTTGGTGTTGACCTCCGCCATCACGGTGGTCACTGGTCGGTAGGCTCCAGTGGAGTCTTTCACCGCCACGCCCAGCGTTTCAAAGGCACCGGCATTGCTGAAAATCTGCTTGCTCATCTTCACCGATGCGCTGGTATAGGTGTCCGAGTCAATACCCAAGTGCTTCAGCGCCACATTCAGCACACTGGCTTGCTCGGAGCTGATACCCAGCGTCTTGGCCATCTTGCCGGCTTCAGTGTTCCAGTCGGCGGCTTGCGAGATAAGCGCCTTGAAAGTCCCACCCCCGGCAATGATGGCGGTCAGCCCCAGCAACGCTTTTTGCACCGTGCCAAACACGTCGTGCACTTTCTTGAAGCTATTTTCAATCTGCGTGGCTGAATCCTTGGCTGCAGCAGAGGCCTTGTTCATGCCCTGCTCAAACGCCGACGGGTCAGCGCTTACGCCATAGGCCACAGTTTTGTCGGTATCAGCCATGCTCAGCTTCCTTGAATTGCGCGTCAAAAGCCGTGGTGTCTAGCGGTGCCACCTGCCGAATGGGCACGTTGCCAAAGTTGGGCAACAGGTCGTCGATATCGGTCACCGTGGATGCAGGCGTGTGCACGGCCGGGGCCTTGTAGCCCAGGTAGCCTGCCACCAGGCGATGCACCGGCGGGTGGCGTTGCCACTCAAGCGTCATGGCATCCACCGTGGGCAAATCCACATGGTTGCGCACATAGTCCCAAGTCCAGCCGGTGTTGGCACATACGTGAGCAATCAGTCCGGCCCAACCGACATCGAAGTCAGTTGAGCCTGCTGTTTTTTTTGATCGGCCAGCTCCTTTCGGCGCATGCCCGACACGTCCAGCACGCAGGCAATCACGTCGTACATGTTGCCCACGTCCACCAGCTCAGCCACATCATCAAAGGTCATCTGCGGGTAGTTGCGCTTCAGGGCCGCATGCGCGGCCTGCACCACCGTGGTTACCGTGGCGGGCTGCAGGGCGGCAGCGTTCTGCATGTCGTCAAGCTGGCACTGCAGGCGCTGCAGCGCCCCCAGTGACAGCGGCGGGATGGTGTACACCCGGCCGCCGCCAAAGTCGAACTCAATCCCGGGAATAAGCTCCATGGCTTACTCAGTGAACACCAGCGAACCAATCGAGCCCGTCACCGGGTCGGCAAAACACGAGATGTCCAGGTCACTCATGGCGTAGTCGTCCTGCTTGGGGTCAAACCCGAGTTTTTTGGCCGCGCATTGACCCAAGCGAAAGTACGCGTTTTTGCCCTGAAAACGGCATGACAGGTCAATGCCGAACACAGGCAGCGTGCCCATGGCCAGGTTGTTGATGGTTAGCACCTTGGAGGTGGCCAGCGCATAGGTGTAGGCATAACTGATGTAAACCACCTTGGCCACGTCTACGGCGGCAAAGGTGTAAATGGCACCCGCTATGCTGTATTGGCCGGTGGTAGGGGCGCTGGCGACACGCACCATGGCCACGCCATTGCTGTCGAGCACACCCAGGTCACGCAGGTACGTGCCCGAGTTGGGCGGGGTTACGGTGATCTGGAACGGCGTGGAGGGAATGGCGGTGCCGGTCAGGTCTTCCACCGCAGCGGTCTGTGTGCCGGATGTCACGCCCTGGCCGAAAAACATGTCATTGAACAGGCGGCCCGAAATTTGGGCAAACTTGGCTTTGACTGCAATCTTCATCTTGCCGCCACCCGCTGCCACGGGAAAAGCGTTTTGCCCGTACAGCTCCTTGATGTCACGGTCAAACTCAATCGACGTGTCAGACAGCGTGCCGAACTTGATCGGGGTGGGGACGGCGATGGTGTTGCCCAAAGCGTCCATGGTGGCTGCGCCCCAAAGGGTGCCGGTGCCGAAGTGGTATTGCATGATGTGTATCCTTTCAGGGGGTCGCGGGTGGGTGAGTGAAAACTAAAAGTCAGCCAGCGCGGGCAATGTCCAGCGCGTGGGTCAGGTAGGTGAGCTGGTAGTGAACCGTCAGCGCGCCCGCTGTGCGGTCAGCTTCTGTGCTCTCGAAACTTTCTGCGGTGCGGCGCACATCGCTGACGATGGTGGCCAAGGTGGCGTCGGTCATGATGACCGGGTGCATGGCCACATCAACCACATCAGCCAAGGTGGTCCAGGGGTCACCACGCACAAAAATCTCTAGCAGGCATTCAAACTGGTTGCGGTCAGCGCCAGTGGCCTGACGCACGGTGGTGGTGTTGCCTGCCATGACCACAATGGCCGGTGACAGGGCGCGGGTGATAGCCGTCTCACGCGAGCGCATGACCTGGGCGCCACCAGGCGCTGCAGCCGTCAGGGCGGCAGCAATGCGCGCCATGGCTTGCTCGCGGATCGACGGCATGGCTTATTGCCCTGCTTCGGTAAAGGCGTCAGGGGCGGCGTCCGGGCTGCTGGCGACAGCGACAGGCTCGACCTTGTCTGCATGGATGCGCGCAGCGTCTTCGTCCAGGTCGATCAACTCACCGCCGGTCTTGACACTGCCATCGGTATCACGAAAGCTGTTGCCAGGCAAAATTTTGTATTTCATGGGAAGTCCTATTTGGAAAGGGTGAGGTGGGAAAAAACCGCGTCGTCCACCGACAACACATCGCGCACGACAAACGGGGCACTGTTGACATTGATCACAATGCCGCTGACAAGGCCCGCGCCCAACACGTCGCTGGTCTTGACCTGAAGCACGTACATGGTGGACAGCACATTGACCCCGGCCATGTTCAGCGTGTCATCGGGTGCGTCCAGAATGCCGGTGAAGGCATAGGCTCCACAGGTGCATGGCACCCCGAAGTCCTGCAGGAACACGCCGATGTTTTCGCTGATCATGGCAATTGGTCTTTAGGGTTTGGGTACCGAGGCGCTGGCAGGGGTCTGCATGGCGGCCATGGTGGCGGCCACCGTTTGGGCAATCAGCGCGGCCATGGCAGCGGGGTCCATCGCAGCACCCACAGGCGGGGCCACCGGTGCAAAGCGGACCGCACAGAACGCCGTGGCTGCCTTGTCGGCAGGCTCCAGTTTGTGCAGGTGCTTGAGGGCCGTGACGTCATCAAAGTCAACGTCATCGCCTTCGTAGTAACTGTTGGTTTGTTCGGTCTTCTTTCCACCAACATCGACGATGCGGGTGTCGTGGATAACAAGGCCTTCGCGGACTGTGAACTTCATAAATAACTCCAGAAAATAGATTGGGGGGGTCCGGCCACCAGGTGGCAGCCGGGGTCAAACAACCGGCTTAGAAGCCAGGTGTCAGGGCATCAGACATCACGGCGAACGACGCGCCATGGCGCACGCCCACATCAGCGGTCTGAATGGCGCGAATCACCACATCGCCCGACTTGAAGTAGGTCGAGTCGTAGGGGTTGATGGCAATCTCTAATGCGCCCCATTCGGCAATCAGCAGCTCTTGCCAGTTGCCATAGATCAGCTCACTGCAAATGCCTGAGCTGGTGCCCTTGGTGAGGGTGCTGCGCAACTGGTTGCTGATAGCGTAGGGGTAGCCCTTCACCGTGTCGGGTGACGCGTTGGACAAGCCACCTTGCGGGTCCCACAGGTACTGCCCGGTGCTGGCCTTGAGCGTGGCCAGGTAGCCGTAGGCTTTGGCGTTCATGGCGAAGCCCAGATTGCTCTGCTGCACGTTGGCCACCTTGGGGGCGCTGTAAAGCTGGATCAGGTGATCAAAACTCAGCGCCAGACCGTTGGTGCCGCCAATCACCGAGCCCACGCCCGCCTGGTTGATGATGCCGGTGGGCTGACCACCAGTACCAGAGCCAGACAGCGCAGCCAGGTCCAGGCCCAGGCCCATCTGTGCCAGCAGGTCGGCCCGCGCAATCATCTCGATGGCGGGGGTGGCCTGCAGCAGCATCATGCGCGACATGACACCCCAGCTGGTGATGTTCTTCGGGCTGAGCGACACCTTATCAAAGGTGGCTTCAGACTCGGTGCCAGCAGTCAGTTCACCCACCCATGAGGTAGCGGCGGCGGTGATCTGGCGTGGAATATCCACCTTGCCAACCAACCCGGTCAAAAAGCGCGCACCCAACTTGGGGGTGACCATGGCATTGCGCAAGACCTCAATCCAGTTGTCAGACAGCAACTGGGTGGCCACCATTGCACCGCCGGTACCGGTGGCACCCACGGCAAAGGGCGCACGCTGCTGCATGCCACGGCGGCCACCCACCATGTCCCAAGCGCGGGCATGTTCCTGCGTGGGGGCAAACGGCAAATCTACCGGGATAAAGAAGCCGCTGCCAGAGTCACGGCCCAGTTGGCGCGCAACCTCATTGGAGACTTCGCGCTCAAACCCGGCATCTTTCCAGTTGTTGCCATGAATGGCGCGGATGGCAGCCACCAAGCGGAAGCTGCGTTTTTCTTTGTCCGTCAAGTCCAGCGATACGCCTACCGGCTTTTGCGCCTGGGTTTTGTCCAGCGCGTCCAGGAACGCAACGCGGGCCTGTTCGATGGTGCTGCCACCTTCGATATGCAGGGTGGCCAGCTCAGCATTGCTCCAGCGATCGCCAAGGGCGCGGATGCCGTTCTGGCGTTCGCGCTCCTGGCGGCGGATCTCGTTGTAATCCGGCAAGGCCGGGGCGGGTTTGGGAGCGTCCAGAACAGCGGAATTGGAGCCGCCGCCTGCGCTGCGCTGATCGTCATGCGCTTCTTGCAGTTTGTGCTTGGGTTTCATAGTGTTTCCTTGGGTTGAAGATTCGGCGGCTGCCGAGGACTGCGTGCGCTCGCGTGTTGCCACGTGAACGCGTGCGGGGTTGTCTGCGTCGGCGCTGCGGCCCACACCCACGGTGGGGTCGGCGGCAATGCTGAGCAGTGAAATCTCGAAGGCTTCCCACCGCTGCGCGGTGTAGGTGTCTTCATCGTTGGTGCGGGCCGGGTCGTCGGTCTCGCAGATGTAGTCGATCGCCTGGTACATAAACGACACATTGCGCAAGATGCGGTCTTGCACTTGGCTCATGGCCCAGGTGCCACGATCGTCCTTGCCAAAGCGCACCAGGGCATAACCACGCTTGTCGGCACCGATCCAGGCTTTCTCGATCACGCCCAACACGTCGTTGCGGTCATGGCCCCAGAGCAGATTGCCGCCATCGTTGAGGCGCTGCAGGTTGGCCGCGCCAGGCGCGTGCGACAGCACCTCTTGGCCAAACCAGCGGGCCACCGGGTATTCGGAGCTGAAGCTAAGTTCGCAGGTACGGGTGTCCACATCGACAACCGCCTGGGCATCAGAGCGCAGGGAAAACACCCGCTTTTGCAGGCCGAGCAAATCGCCGTCGTTGAGGCGCCGAGTTTTAAGTTCAGTGGTCATGGGTTAGTCCTTGGCAGGGTTGGAATCGGCAGCATCAGCGGCAGGGTCTGCCGCGCCGTCGGCGGCTTCTTGGGCTTCGTTCGCAGGGGTCTCGGTGGCACCGTCTTTGCCGTCCGCAGCCGCAGCGGGATCGGGTTGCACTTGGCCCTTGTCATTGACCTGGCTGGGGTCGGTGTCGAGCACCAGGCCGTATTGCTTGGCCAGCCTGATTTCGGTTTGGCGGCGTTTGCAGTAGTCTTCAAAGTCGTCACCCTGTTCGGCATGCACATCGGCCAGGGTCTTGAAACCTGAGCGCACATCGCTTTTGGCGGCAGCACCTTCTTTGGCTGGCTCTACCCACTGCCAGCCACGCGGGGCCCAGCGAATGGTCTGGTAGATCTCAGGCGTGGTCTCGTAAGCGGGCAGACTGAGCGCGCCACACAGCACGGCCATCTCCAGCCAGGCTTCATACACGGGCTGGCACAGGGTCTCGATCAGCCAGTCCTGCAGGATGCGCCACAGGTCGCGGTCATCGAGTAATGCCAGTCGCGAGCTGGAATAGTTGCTTTGGCTGTAGTCGCGGCTCAGGCTTTCATAACTGACACCGACACCGGCTGCGACAGAGCGCAACATGTAGCGCATGAACGGGTCCATGGCCGCGTTAGGTCGCGACGGGTTGAAGCCTTGAAACGTTTCACCAGGCGCGAGGTCCATGATGATGCCGGGCGCCATGTCGGTGACGCGTTCGCCATCCATCACGTCGTCTGCATCGTCAGCACCATCACCAGGAATATCGACTTCGGGTTTTTGCCGAAAGCCCATGACGGCAGCGCTGGCACGCGCCGCAATAATTTCTGCCTCTTCGTAGCCGCCCATGTGGCGCAGCTTCAGCAAGGTGGCATGCATCCACGGCACGCCCCTGGTCTGATACGGGCGGTCAAACAGCGCCACGTGAATGATTTCATCAGCCGGTACGCGGATGTAGCTTTGGCTGGCCAGCGTGGCAGCGGCCATGTTGTCACCAGGATGGCGCGGGTAAAGCCAGTACGCTACCGGGCGTTGCCACTGATCGACCTCGACCCCCATGCGGATCTCATTGCCGTTGTTGCCGGTCTTGCCGTTCCAGGTCTCGACGATTTGGTCGGCTTCGATCAGCTCCAGGCCAAAGGGCACTCGGCTGTCACCAAATTTTTGACGGACGATGCGCACCAGCACCTCGCCACTTTCAAACACGCCTTGCATCACCAGCTGCAGAAGACGGGCCCAGCTCAGTTTGCCGGCGGTGTGAATGCGTTTGGCCTTAATCGAGTGGGTCCACAGGGCCTCAATGGCATCGTTGGCCTTGTCGTCAAACGCATCGCCGCGCCGCTTTTTGACCTGCGACTGCAGGTTGATGCCACGGCCCACCACGTTGATCATCACCGTGCGCTTGGCATTTTTGGCGTACTCGTTGTCACGGCACAGTTGGCGACTGCGGTTGCGCAAGGGGCGCAGGCTGGTCACCAGTTCGCTATCAGCACTGGTGCCGGCTGCTACCCAGTCGGCGGTGGTGCGGCCAAACTGGGCGCCGCCGTACATGCGCTGGGCACGGGCGGTGGTCTGGGCCTGCTGCAGCGCACGGGTAGATTTGGTCAGGCGCAAATGCTCCGGGCCGTGCTGGGTACGCCAGGCATCAAGCAGCCCTGACGAATGAACACCTGGGTGGGAGGGCATCACGCGGCGCAGAGCCATGGGCTGGAGGGCATTCATACAAACCTCACACTGGTTCGGCCGGGGTTACCAAGGCCATTGGCAGCGGATGCGGCATGCTTTTCACGCGCCACAATGCGCAGGCAGCGTTGTTCCATTTGGATCAAGGCGGCCATGGGTTCTTTCTTCAGCGAGCGGGTGCCAATGGTGTATTCCAGCGTGGCACCCCCACTGATGCGGGCGGTCATCTCGGCCCGCACTGCAGCCAAATCCTGCTCTGCCTGGCTGCGACCATCAAAGGTGTTGCTGGTGATCAAGCCCAACAGATTGGGTTTGACCAACAGGGTGCCGGTGCCCGCGGTAACACGCACGCCCGCCTTGGTAGCAATGGCCTGCCAGTACCAGGTGAGCTGCGTGCTGCCGGTGTTGAGCGCAGCAGTCTGCGCTGTGGTCAGTGAGGTTTTCCAGCCGGTACCACTGGCCACCGCGACCACATCTACATTGCCGCCCACCAGCGTGCCACGCAGTGAGTAACCCAGCGCATAGTTGCCACTGTCCACAGGCGTGCCAAGGCCGTCTGCAAATGCAGTATCAATCCAGCTCGCGCTGTCACCGGCAGTGATGATGGAAGGAATACGCATGGGCTCTACCAGGTGTTGATGCTGAAACCACCACGGCCTGACGGACGCGATGAACGGCGGGTTTTCTGCGGTGCATGCGCAGGTTTTGCCGGCGCAGGTGGCACGTGTGCAGACGTCTGCACGGGTTCCGGTACGGCTTCGCGCTTGCCAGGCGCCGGGTTATCCGTTCCCTCGTTCAAGCTGTTGTCAGCTTCGGCTGGCGGGGGGGTTATGGGTTCCGGCTCGGTCAGCAAGGTGCGCTGGCGGAGCCGCGATTCATAGGCGGCCCAGTGGCCGTCCTTCATCAGATTTGTTTTCAGGGAGCGGGCGGCATGCAGGGCATACACCTCGCAGTCAAGCGCTTCGTTGCGCACGCCAGCGCGCTTTTGCCAGACCTTTTTGTTTTTGATCGTGCGGTGCGGGGCCTTGACTTCACTGACCAGTTGGTCCCAGTAGTCAGACCGCACCCCGGCATACCAGTGCAAACGTCCGGCGCCGCTGCCAACCAGCTTCAACCGGTTTTCAATGATCGTGTCTTTGGCCCGGCTGGTGCCCACCTGGAAGGCCTGAAGGCCAAATTTAGCTGCCTTGTTTTTCCGGTTCAAATCCACCGTCTTGGGGGTGCTGAAAATCTCGCGCCGGTCATCCGTTGATTCAGACGCGCCCTTGATCGCCATGAGCTTGCGGTGCCGCCGAATCCGCACAAAGGCATACACCGCTTCGGTGGATGCGCCGTCGCCGCTGTCGATACTGGCCGCGCTGATGCGCATCGTGGCCCCGCTGACATGCGTGACCTCCCCATCCAGTAGCCGATCCAGATCCAGCCAGGCCCCGGCATTGGCCACCAGCGTGCTGCCAAACAGTTCACCCCAGTACACCAGCCAACTTTCTTCACCCTTGCCCCAGGCGCGAATGACCACGGCCAGGCGGTCATGTTGCACGTCTACCCCGGCGGTCAGAATCAGGCCGCCCCAGGGCACCGTCAATTCGTTGTAGCTCTCAGCCCGGCGGCGCAGATCGTCGGCTTCAGGGGTGTCGGTCTTGTACTCGTAGGGCTCACCCTTGGAGCTGTTGGTGAACGCGATCATCGACCCCGGGTCGCCCTGCTCCATCTCGTGCAGCGCAATCAGGTATTTCTCGACCAGGCGCGACATGTTCGATTCTTTGAACGGGCTGTAAAGCTCATTCAAATAGAACCCGGCCACCCCGCGAAACTCTGCTGTGGCACGCCAGCCAAACCCCAGTTCTTCAGCGCGGCGGATGTTGCGGCTTTTCTGGGCATCGTTCCAAAGGCTGCCACAGTGCGGGCAGGTGTAGGCGGCCGTCTCAGGCCGCGCATTGCCAAACACGGCGTGCGGCATCTTGTCGTCGCTGGTCCACTTCACGTTGTCCCAGTGCAGCGCATGGGCTTCGCCGCAGTCATGGCACGGCACTTCAAAGTAGCGCTTGTCGCTGATCTCCATCTCAGCATCAATTGAGCTGATGCCCTTGATGCTGGGTGTGCCACCGGCCAGTATCTTGTGGTCGTGAAATGTTTTTACCCGCTCTTCGGCGAGCTTGATCGAGTCGCCCTGCCCGCTGATATTCAGGTTGCAATCGTCGGGTTCTTCCACCACGATGCGCTTGAACGGTGTGGACTTCACACCGCCGGTGCTGTTGGAACCAAACAGTTTCAGGAAGCCACCAGGGAAACGCTTGCGGTTTTGCGTGTTGTCCAACGTACGGGTCTTGACGTTCACCAGGTCGTTGAGCACCGGCGAGGCCTCGATCATCGGCAGCAACTTTTCGACGTTGTAATCTTTGGCCGTCTGGTCCCGCGGGAACATGATCCCGATCGGGGCCGGGTCCATATGGATGGTGTAGCCCAGATAGTTGTTGACCACACCATCAGTCCAACCCACCTGGGCGCTTTTTCGGCACACGATCTTGCGCACGCTGCGGTTGTTGATGCTCTCCAGGATGCCGCGCAGATACGGCGTGATCGCCAGGCTGTAGCGGCCCGGCATGGCCGATGTGTCCGCGCTCAGGTAGCGATATTTCTCAGCCCACTCAGCGACTGAAATCTTCGGTGGCGGCGCCAGTTTGGCGCACGCCCGACGCAGCAGCCGACGCAGCGCTGGCTGCTGCGGCTGCGACATCGTCGGGGTCGAACTTGCTGAGTTTGGTAAGAAATTCATCGAATGTGTCTGCCAACATGTCGCGTTTAGCGTCCACGCCTTCCATGGTTTCCAGCAAGTGAGCCAGGCGATCCGGCTCAGAACGCAGATAGGTTTTGGCTGACACCACCAGCGCTGTCCACGCCGGCTCGATCTGTTCGACGGGTATCAGTAGCCCGCGCTTTTCGGCGATGCGCATCTCCACTTCATCTGCCTGCAGGCGGGCCAGTCGATCACGCACACCTTCGACACCCACTTTGTTCAGCTCGCGTTGCACGTACCAGGTGATCACGACCTCGGTGTCATATTCATTGGCCTGACCCCGTGCACCTTTGGTTTTGATTGGCAGATCACCATCGTTCTGCCACTCGGTCAACGTGCGTTCGCTCACTCCAAAAATTTCCGCCAACTCGGATTTGTTAACGCTCTTTCCCATGCCACCCCCTTCAAGATTTATTGCCGCAGAAATCGAATCTGACTTTGCAGGGAGCGAATCTGTGGCTGCAGGAAGCGAAGGAAGGAAGTCGGCAACCCCTTCACATCTGGATTTTTTTCGCGGTCTTCGTGCCCGCAGGGGGCTGAGCTGGGGAAGGACCCGGGAATTTATTCGACGGGCAAGGGGCTCTGCTTGGGTAGGCGCTTGAGCAGCCATGCATGTTCATGCTCAAGGATGACAGGGAAGCGATCCGTGATCAGTGTGACCATGGCCTGGGCCACTGCCTTGCTTGCCATGCCATCAGGGATGCTGGGCCCATATAGCTTGCGAATGGGTAAGCCACTCCATTGCGCCTTTCCGTTCTTGATGACCTTTTTGTGTTTGCCACCCGGTTCTCGCAATAGCACTTGCGGTCCGTTCTTGGTATTGGCAATGAACGCGTGGGATATGGCCTTTCGACCATTCAACACATCGACAGAAACACCGGCACCGACTTGCTTTGCCCCATATTTGATCAGCGCTATGGGTCGCCCACTGGCGACGGCATCAGCCCTCAAACGACCAGAGCTAGCACGATTGATGCGGATAGCTTTCTTGATGTCACTGATCTTCAGCTTGTACCCAGCATCCCGCACCTCACGTGCAGCACGCACTTTGATTTGGCCCACCATCTTATTCAATGCCCGTACGACCGCAGGCCTGGTTTCTTTGGCTGCAGCATCAAGCTCAGCGATCACATCCTTGATGTTGGTGGTATGAGAGAACTTCATAGACATCCACCAAGAGAAAGACCGACACAGGCAGGTGGTGTTGGGGGGAC